GTGATTTGCCGTCTCAAAAAAGACACCCCCCTATCCTTCTTACTGCTATTACATCTCAAACAGCATGCAACTAAGTTATGCTCGTCATGAGTTCCACCTTTTGAGAGCGGAATCAAGTGATCAACTGTGTTGGCTTGTGAGCCACAGTAGTAGCAGCAATAGTCATCACGCTTCAATACCCTAAGCCTATTGGCTTGGTATTGCTTCTTTTTGTATTCACGGTTATTAGCCATTAATACCAGTTCTTATCGATATGGTGCAGCCAAGCGTTGCACCAGTTCCCATATCTATGCTCAACATAGCGATGTGCAAGGTGTAGTTGTCGCTTGATTGTCCAGTTATTACTATGGGCGAAACCCAATTGGAATATGCCCCAGTATTTGCCATTAGTAGCATATTGCTGAAATCTAGATTCTTTGTATGCGATTGAAATAGCGCATCTAGCCTGACGACTACCCTGCTGTCTAGTGACGTAAGAGGTAATCCGATCGGTAACATAACGATCATCTTTTTCAATCTGTTCGTGCTTGCCGGCTACGAGAATAGCTGCAAGCAGTAATTCAGCGAACATAGGGGCTCCGCCCCGAATCCGCTTCGGCTCGCTTACGCGCTCTGAGACGCACGCTCACTTGCTCATTGTAACACATTGTCAAGTCCATTGCAACTCCAATTCCATTTACCTTGATTTCTTAAGGATTTCGCATACGCGACACGCCCGAGTGCGGTGCAACCACATGCCACACTCACATCGAGCAACTTCATTATCTCGATTAGAACCCATCTCTTTTACCTACCTTTAGATTCTCACGCTTCTCAGCTAGTAAGCGTTGCTGTGCTTCGGTGCGCTGACCTACATTGGGAAACATCTGCAACAGGTCGAATGTCTCAGGCTTGCATACAGCGCATACTGTGGTGGTCAAATAGTTATCGTCTAGGTCGAACCAATCGATAAAGCCAAATACACACTCAGGCTTACGGCAATATGGGCTTAGATGCGTGTAATTCTGCTCGGGTGGCAAATGCTTAGTCCGTTTCATAATACCTCGCATTTATGGCCTTGCAGTTAAAGCAAATGGCCACTTGCGGATTCCGCCACTCGTCATCATGACCAATAACATCGCAAATAGTCCAATCTTTAATCTCTTTCATAGCGATCCTTGTAATGCAGCTCTAGCATGGCTGTTACGTATTGCCTAAACTCGCCCATCGTCATCATGTCGGTTTTGGCTCGATCCTCTAGTGTCGTTAGCAATCCCTCTAGCGTTTCAAGAAATTCAACTGTCTTGCGTTCCATCATTATCCTGTTCTAATTTGTAGGTGCGCTTGCCTTCACATCTAGGGCATGTTATCTCGTATTCAGCTGTAAGCATGCCATTTTCATCGTATCCATCATCTGTGGTTACTGTGCCATGACCCCAACACATCGGGCATGGTGCTTTATCAGTATCAACTGCAATAGTCCAACCCCAAGCCGGATCAAATTTCCAATGTCCGGTTGGGATTAAACCCTCATTAGACGGCAAAGACATAAATACCTATTGCTGTGATAAGTGTGTAAATAACAATAAATGCCAATAAGCCAAAGTCCCATTTATCCATTATTTTCTCAGCTCTATTACGCCAGCACCCATGCAACTAAAACAAATGCTGGAATCTACATCTAGTGGATTCTGATAACCGCAACCACCACATCTAGAACACTCTAAATGCACTATTTGTGGGGTGTAAGAATAACGGCGATACCCTTTTCCCATGATTAACCTTTCAGCTTTTCAATAACTCTTGATGCTGTCCATTTGGTCACTTCGGTTAGCGACTCAATAGGTGTAGGCGATATTTCATTAACAAATGCTTTTAGATCGCCTTCTGGATACTTCTCTGCAAACAATGCTCGAATCAGTTTTTGCTGCTTATCCGTGCATGGCTCGCCAGCAGGTGTGGCTGATCGTGGTTTAGTCTCAATCACTTCAGCGCCTAATGCTTCTATTGGATTCCAACTAGCAAATGGATCATCTGCTGGTGGTGGTGGCAAATCAGGCTCACCCCAATCAAGCGGATTCTTAGCCTTTATTTCGTCCTGCTCGACCTTCTTGTAACGCTCAGCCTTCTGCATTTCTTCGCGAGTAGGTCTTGTCTTTGCTGGATTATCAGTTGGGTTCCGCTTGCCTTGGTAGCCAGCGTTACTCAAGGCTCTTCCAATCGCGGAAGTTTCACATACTTCGAGTCCATTGGTTTTAGTGATATGGCTAGATCCAACGATTTCATCTGCCCAACCCGTGCTCAGCAATATCGTGCCAAGCCACATCTCAGCCTTAAAAATGTAATGAACTGGTCGTCCCTCGATTCGTTCCACATGTTCCAGGTGCGTGATAATGCGCAGATCCGGGTGATCTTTGATAGCCTGATCTAAGCGCTCTGCAACTGTTTGATAATCGTCTAAATTAAATGCCATCGCGTTCCCAATCGTAAAGTTGTTTGCTTTGTGCTAGTCGCACACGATTCCAATCAGCAACCATAAGTTGTCGATCCTCAGCGCCCTTGCGCCCTTGCCAATAACCCATAAGCCAAAAGATAGCGGCGTAAGCCGACACTAAAAGTGCCGGCAACGCCAAGTCCCATCGTGCGTTCATTATGCCACCACATCTTCCATCATGTAAGCCATTTCCTCTTTGGCTTTATCAACTTCATAATCAAAATCATCAAAATCAAAAAAATCACTTACGAATACTGACTCAAATTTGCCGTCAATTTTGCAACCAAACCAAAGTGTGTAGCCACCAATTTCTTTGATTGCGTAGTAATTGCCACTTGTTGCTACTGCATTTTTCTTGTTCATTTTGTAACCTCCCTAGCCAGACGATCTGGCATGGGATAATTTAACCACGGCAAATGCCGATTTGACTACTGGATTTGGTAACAATATGATAACGATCGTAAGCCACGGCGATCCGCTTACCTCCCAGAGAAGCCCCATCCTAGCGGTGGGGTTTGCTCTATCCGTATCTTTTGCCCTCAACTATGAAACTGCCATCTTTGGCTACTGGTACTGATACCGGCGTAACATTGCGCCCATCAACATAAAGCAACCCAAAGCCTTGCTGCCAGTTGGCGCTGCCATGGGTGTAACTAGCCTTCTTGAAATCCATGAGGTTTCCCACCTCAAAGCCTGTGAGGATACGCCCCACAATGCCCCCAGAAGCCTCTGTAAGCGATGATAAGCCTAATCGGTGGGTATGACCACACACTAGGCTCTTTCCGTGGCTCTGCGCCTGTTTTAAGGCTGTTTGACCGGCTACCTGTGAAATGCGCCCATGGTCGCCATGCACGGCTATCCAGCCGGGTGCAATAGGCATAGGTTTGCGCCAGTAAGTGATGCCCAACTCAGGCAAGCGCATAAAGTTTTCTAGCTGCAACTCTGGTATTCCCGTTAGCCCGGGCGCTTGATTGGCAATGTAGGTAAATAAGCGGTCAGTATGGTTTGACCTAATAACATCTGTAACGCGCAGCTTCTCCAGCAGTTTGACGGCAATATCCCGATCTCGCCCTAGTGAGCCAGCAAACTCACCTGCCGTGCCGCGTGTCCATCTGGATATCTGCGGCATATCTATTTCATCGCCGATCGATACTACGCGATCTGGGCGGTAACGCTTAATGAAGTCAATTAAGTTATGAACTGCTTTTGGATCGTGATACGGGATTTGAAGGTCGCTGACTATCAGAATCCGTTCCATATTCACCTCTTTAGGGTTGCTTCCAGCACCACTAGGCGGCGGTCAATTTGATTAACCTTGTCGCTGATCGAACTGCCGGAATTAGGTAGCACCTGCGCTTCTATCTTTGCAATTTTCATACTGATATTAACTAAAACAGTAAAGATGGCTAAAAGTAAAGTCGCCGCGCCGATAAGTATTTGAGCATCGATGAACATTATGCTTCGGTGTCCTTCTCGTATGGCTTTAAGAATCCAGCAAGCGCAGCGATGATCGCACCAATGATTGCCTGTGGTCGCTCATCAAATCCGGTAGCACCCCAAGCAGCCGTAAAAGCAGTCAAGGCTAAACCTATGCGTTGGGCGTTAGTAGTCATCTTGCTCATCTGTTACCTCTTCTATCTCGCTGGCTAGATCGTCTAGCCCCTCATTTAGTAATGCTTTGTGTTGCCATACTGGTTTTTTATCGTCATGCAAGGTTAATAGGTAGTATTGCTGGTCATCGCCAATAAACTCCATGACCATAACCCAACCGGTAACCATTGAGCCATGCTGACTACTTGCTACTGCCTCTATTAGGTCGTCTAGGCTCTTTTGGAGTGGTTGATTTGGCTGGTTTTGGTTTAGCATTTGCCACCTTCTTAACTGGGTTAAGCCCTAACGATATTTCTTGATCGGAGACATACGGCATTGGATCAACATCATCGCCATACTTGTAGCCAGAACCATCGCCATTATTGCCTGTGCGAACCTCAAAATGCAAATGAGGCCCTGTGGAGTTGCCTGTGCTACCGACCTTGCCTAACCTGTCGCCGGCTCGGAGTGTTTGACCGCGAGTAACTAAAGTCTTGCTTAGGTGCGCGTAAATGGCGCGGGTCATATCCCGATGCAGCACGACTACAGCTGTGCCGTATGACTCGCCCCATGAAATACGCTGGCTAACTTCGATCACTCGACCATCTTGTGCAGCAACTACATTTGTGCCGCTAGGCGCTCGGTAGTCGATGCCTGTGTGATAACCAAGTTTCCAATGGCTGCCTTCACGCTTGTATGGCGTGGTGACTTTGTAACCCGGTACTGGATTTACCATTAGCCTAGTAATAACCTTGCTTCGTCACGAGTAATGCCTAGTTTGTCCAATAAGGCTTGGCGTGCTGCTTCTCGCTTAATTTCCCAATTTTCTGCTTTGTGTTTTTTCCAAACTTCAGCAGTTTTGGCTTCGTCATCAACTGTAACATCAATAAATAATTTATTAGATTCTACTTTAGGATAGTTATCTAATCCGATAGATACTCCAGCAGCAATCAATTCCTGAAGTAATTGTTCGCCATTAACTTCTTTGTTTAATTGTAATTCCATACTAAGCCCCTAATAAATATGCAAAAAATGCTGTTTTGCGAGTTGAATCTAAATTTATGGAAGTTCCAGAATCTTGTCTTACTGTCATAGTTAAATAATCACCAACAATAAGATCAGCGACAAAACTAACCCACACACTTTGTTCTTGACTTGATAAAGCAACTCTTGGAGTAAGTCCAGTTGCAATGTCCGTTCCGTTTTTATTGATCCATACGCGTTGAAACCCGCCACCGCCAGTAGCATCAAAACTTGCTTGCGCATAAATGAAATACTTGCCAGCCTTACCAGCGGGAATAGTAATACGGGAAGGATTAACTGAGTTACTGTGATAACCATCAGTATCAATAATTTCAGTTGAAAAATCAACTGTTGTTATTGTTGCGCTGTTAATACTTACTGCACTTGCTAATTGCAAAACACAACCAGCAAAAGTTGGGCTTACTGAAACTGTTCCCCACTCTGGGGCAGTAGCGCCTGAATTGACTCTAAGCACTTGTCCTGCTGTGCCAATACCTAATCTGGTTTTGGCGTCAGCAGTAGCACCACGAAAAGAAATATCGCCTTGCGTTGTTTCTGGATTTAATGCCTTAATTCGTGAATCAACTTCATCGCCAAAAATCTCAAAGTCGGCTGGCAAATCCGTCACGAAATCGGTCGGATCGGGCATAATAAACCCGTAGTTAGGTGTGGTAGCCATTATGCTACGACCCTCGCTTCCTGCCACTCTAGCGTGGCGCTAACATCTGCCCACTCTAGGGCAGGTGGTACTTGCGACCAGTTCATTTGTAACTGGCTTAAAGCATATTCACTAACATTTAGAGTTAAGAATAATTCATTTCGGTTAATTGTCCAAGTAAAACCCTCAACGAATCCGATAAAAGTTTCTGGATAAATTGAAGTCGGCAAACCCTCGATTCGGATTGCTTTACTTACTCTCATTGGCAGCATCGAATTACGCATAGCATCGCTGACTTGGTCTAGGTGTAATGCCAAAGTAATTTGGTTAAGCCGGGTACGCGGAAACGCTCTAGTCTCTAAGTAATACTCCACGCGCTGTTCAGCATCGGCTTGCAGTTCTAAAAGAGTATTTACCTTGGCTGCAAAAGTGCCATACAGGGCAATACTGGTTGGGTTTGTATCTTGCTCGGTTTGGTTGTTCTTGTAAATTACTTCAACATCGTTGGCTAGATCAGCCAAGCGAGACACGCTTGATAAGCCATTAGCCAAGATTGCATCGGTATCTATTGTGGTAAAGCCATTAAGGGCAACTTCATCGGTGCGGTAAGTGTAATCGCTGTAATTGATCTTGCCGTCCGGCGATTCATAAAGCACACCTAAGCCAGATGCCGCAGCTGCTTGGGCAAGACTTAACGCACCAGCCTCGCCACCTGAATATGTCACTAATTCAAAGTCTCCAGGTCGATCAATCGTGCCAATTAAAAGATCAACATTTTGCCATTGTAATAGCGAATTAACATTTTGCCATTGTTGATTGGCTGGCAAATACTCGTCCCAAGTAATTCCAGCACCTTCTTTAATAATGTCGTAAACCCGATCGCCATCATTTTCTTTGGGATACCCACTAAAACCAACTAAACGGCGATTAAGTTTGGTAAGACTGCCAACTGCTGTTATGCGCTGCTGATTAAGTCTGCCAGTAGCACCAAAAGCAACTAAAGAACTTTCAACATCTGAAACCCAACCTGTCCAAAGCGTTACTGGCGTTCCATTAGAATCATCAACTTGCACTACTACTTGTTGATCAATTTGGATAGCGGGGTAAGAATTATCTGGCGTTACTAGCGTGATAGTGGCATATCCGGCTCTAGGTTGCTCATCTACTGTAGTGCGCCCATTAGTCAGGGTAACTCCGTTAATGGTTTTATCTTTGTATTCAACGCCATTAATTGTGACCTTGGGATCGACTGTGTAGGGCATTACTCAAACGCCAATCCAGTCGGTACAAATGGTAAATCGCCAGCCCGGGCACTTGAATTTTGAATAACACTCTGGATTGCTCTTGCTGTGCCTTCTGGGTCTAATACTGTGCCAGTAATGTTAATGATTGTGCCGCCTGTTGCTGCAGCACTACCGCTTTGCCGTTGTTGAATTGCTAAACCAACATTGCCTCCTTGACCAAAACCAAAAAACGGATCAGTAGGTAATCGGTTAATGCCTTCAATAAAGCCGCCATGTTGACTAATTAAGCCAAGTTCAGATCGATAAAACCGCTTTAAATCAGCTGAGATCGTTGCAGGTAAAGCACCGCCCGCCTGTAAAGCGGCTACTTCTTTTTTAAGTGCATTTGCTTCTCTTTGGGCTGAAGTTAATGATCGAATTCCATTTGCTGCTGCAACGCTGCTTTTTGCCATATTATTGAAACCAGTATCGAGATTAGTAATACCCGGTAAAGTTTCATCTTTATTTTCTTTGTTAAATCTTTGAAATTCACGATATGCATCGGCTGTGGCTTCGGTGTTTTTATTAATTTTTTTAGTAGTTTCACCTAAGGCTAAATCTAAATCAAACCCTAAGAATTTAGCCACCTTCTCAATAATGGCAAACACTCTGCCAAAGTTATCAATCGCCAAACCAATAGCCCGGGTAATAATGTTAAATGCTGTGGCGAGAACATTACCCAAAACAGGTGCTAAATTGTCTCGAACAAATGCAAAAATATTAAGCATAATTGCAGCAGCAGTTCTAAAAGCATCTTCATTTTCTTTAATCTTTTGGCTCAGAAATACAAATGCTGCTTGCAATACTCTAATAACTGGCTCAAGCACATTTCCAATTGTAGGAATAACAAACTCGGTAATAAAGTAATACAGATTTTTTAATGCTGGCAAAACAAAGTCTGCAACAATTCTACGCATATCATCAATGGCTGGCGATGCATTTTCACTAAATGAATCGCTAAACTTAGTAATGATTGGTATTAGTTTGCTGCCAACAAAACTAAACAATTCGGTAGCAACTGGTAATAAGGCTGTGCCAATGCTGGTTTTAACATTTTCAATTTGGGCCGTGAGGATACGCTGTTGATTAGCCAAACCTTCGGAAGTTCTAGCAAAGTCACCCTGAGCATCACCAGTTTGCTTGTAGATAACAGCCTGAGCAGCTAATACTTTTTGCTGAGGAGTTAGTGCGTTTTTGGTAGTGCTAACAATTCCAAGTTCTAATGCTGCTTGGCGAAGGGTTGCATCATCAAGCAATACACCAAAACGGCGTAATGGTTCTGCCTCACCTCGAAGCGCCGAGCCAATGGCTGTGATCGCTTCCTCGGGTGTGGTGTTATTGAACGATGCTAAATCGCCGGCAAGGGTAACAAAATCAGTAGAGAACTTAGCAAGATCAGCACCAGCCAAGCCAGCGGATTTACCAAAGATACCAAAAGTAGCAGCAGCATCTAGGGCTTGCTGTTTGCTTTGACCTAGACTACTAGCAGCACCTGCGGCAAACTTCTCAATTTCACTAGCAGCCGATCCAAAGATTTGTTGGCTTTTAGATATGGTTTCGTTGAGATCAGAAGCGGCTTGAACGGCTTGAACGCCAAACTTAATGGCAAACGCACCAACAGCAGCACCAGCAGCTGCAACTGCAAGCCCCACCTTCTTAAAAGTGTCGCCCATCTTGCTACCAGCAGCGCCAACTTGCCCATTGGCCTTATTTAAGCCATCAACTAAGTCTTTTGTTTCGGCAAGTATGTTGAGTTTGAGCGTTCTACTGCCAGCCATTAATCAAACTCCTTTAGTATCTTGTCGAACTCTGTTTCCCACTTCTTAATAATCTCGGGCTGTATGCGGCGTAAAGTTGGGTAAATTGTGTAACCTTCACGCCTACGAGCCGGGAACTGCGGGTATCTGTTAGAACCAAACTCTAAGCCGTAAACCATGTCTAATGTTGAAGCGCCACCACTAAAAAATCGTTGCGACTTGTAGCCATAAGCAAACTCGCCGATCTTGCTTGATTTGCTTATCTTCACATTATCTGTAACGCGAGAAGTAGCCAAGTACCGAGAACCAACTGCATAATTCTTAATCTTGCCAGCAGCAAAATCTGCTAACTCAAAACCAACACGCTTAGAAGCTGCAACGGCTTCATCACTCATAGCCTTAAACGCCTTCAGAATTTGGCGTATGTCGGCTTTGTCGTATTCGACTTTAACCTTGTCTGCCATTTCGTTCCTTCAGTATCTCTAAGGCTGTGAGTATGTCCTCTGCGTTATCCCAATACTGCATTGGTATTTGGGTAGCGATAGCCAGTTCAACCGTTAGTCGTCCGAGGCTACCGCTTGGGTGGGGTTTGCCGAAGCATCGACCACCTCAATATCAGCTACTCCATCACACCAAGCATCTAGCGGCTTTACTGGCTTATCGCTTGATCGCTTAATACTCGTATGCGCCAAGAATAATAGGTCGCTCATGCCTAACTCTGCGTTAGTCATCTTTTGCTTGGTTTCGATTTCCCATCTACGCCAATCCGATGCTTGAACAACTGCTAATTGCTGCTCGTTATTGTTGTAAGTGATATTTAGTTGTAGTTTCATTTGATCCCCCGATCAGTTTGTTTGGTTATGCGTTGCCGGTTAGGGTTTCGGTTACTGCACCCTTCTCGACCTTAAAGCTAAATGATACTGTCTGCATATCAGTTCCAGAACCGCCAGCGCTTGGGAAGTCTGGAAAAATCTTAAATGCAAATGTGTGGCTTGTTGCTGTGGTTAGCACTACATCAATAGGTGTATCTGGTGCTGATTCTGCGGCGCTCCAAATTGCCTCACATACTGAACCTGACTTACCCCAATCGGCCATCATTTCTAAATCAAAAGTGGCTTCAACATTTGTGGTTTTGTAATTCTCAGCTAGTAAAGTCTGGAATACCTGACGATCGTTGGTTTTGGTCAATACTGCTGAAGTAGTCTGCTCATCTAGGGCAGTAGTTCCCCAACCTGTGATGTTAAGTCGGACATTGCGCCCGGTAATTACATAAGTTGCCATGTTAGTCCTATCTTAACTAAAGGTTTCTGCAACTTCACCGCGTGCAACAGTAAAGTTAAAGGTTACAGTTTGGGCATCAGTTCCAGCGCCACCGGCAGTTGGATATTCTGGCAATACTGGGAACACAAATTGTGCGCCTGTTGCGGTGGTCATGGTGATTGAGATTTCTTGCTCTGGTGATTCAGCGGCTACCCATAGCGCTTCGCAAACGCTGTTAGCCTTGCCCCAGTCAGCAAGCATTTCAAGATCGAAAGTTGCAGCTACATTGGTGGTTTTAACTGCTTCTCCGTCTAGTGTTTGATACACCTGACGATCATTAGTTTTGGTTAGAACTGCTGAAGTAGCCTGAGCATCAACATCAGTTCCACCTGCGAACGAGAGATTTACATCTCTACCCGTGATTACATAAGTAGCCACTTATCCTCAATTCGTGTAGTAGGTTGAAACATTAAAATCAGCTACTAGCAGTTCACTAGCGCCTACTTGCGTTACTGATGGCTTTTCCAAGACACCAACAACATAATTGGCTGGCAAAGCAGCCAAAACTTGAAGCCACAATGCCTCTAAATTATCTAGGGCAGCGGCGTTAGAGTGATACGCAACACACAGCGTTAGCGTGAAGTTTAACTGGCAGCGAATAGTGTTTGCGCTAATAGTCTGAATTTCAGCGTAAGGAGAATCTGGCACTACGACTACGGCCGGCGGTATTACTGCTTCAGGCACATGGTCGTAAACATTGGCTGTAACGCCCTGTAAGGCTGTTTTAAGCGCTGAACGGGTGCTGGCTATTGGCATATTGCACCCTCATCGAGATATGGCGCGAGAAGCCCTGTTACACGGCTTAAAAGCGATTTGCCCATACGATAAGGGGTTGGGGCAAAATCAACGCCCTCAATTTGACCACCCGCAGCTGTGCGGCTTTGGAATATCTCGGTTGAAACTACATAAATGGCAGACTCAACGGCATCATTACCAACATAGGTAGATGCGCCGGATAATGTTGCTTTGCCGCTAGGGATTACCTGACGGAAGTTAATATCTGCATTGGTTAAATCGAAAGTAAATAAAGTGTAAAAGTTTTCTGCTGGCGATCTAAAAACTTGAGTAATCAAACCAACTGAAGTAACGGCAAATGTATTAAGATTGACTGAAGTAACTGTGCGTGTGCCATTGTAAGGAGAACCAGCGCCAGAGATAACTACGGATTGACCTTCGTTAAATGGGTGGCGGCCAACTGTGTAGACATAAGCCGTATTATCGATTAATTGAGTTCCCCCGATAGGTGCGGAATAAGACACCAGCATTGGAAGCACTACGGCTTCGGCTGAATCAATGATCTGATTTAGGTAATCGTCATTGTAAAGCGAACTGGACACGCCAAGAACCGATCGCAGCTGAGTGGCTGTGATAATCGTTGGCATATCTACTCCTTTGGTGAGAGGCGGGCGCTCGGGAGAACACGCCCACCCCTCGATCTAGTTAATTAGGCTACAAACAATGATCGGAAAGCGGTTGGGTAGCGATTAACTACTGCAACATATCCATAAACACCGATTTCAACACGGCCATTAGCAACTACATTAGATCGTAGTTGAACTGTGCCTGATTCGTGGAAACGCATGGCTCGGCGTGGGTAAACCAAAGCAGCCTTGTCGCCAACGTTATTTCCTGTGTAGTTTGGATCAACAACTAGGTTCAATCCTGCAACAGTTCCGCTAGTGCTTCCTTGTGTGATTGTTCCTGCCATTGTTGATGGATTTGCAGCGGAGAATAATGGTCGTTGTGAACCATCTACTGCACCAAGTAGGTTTGCGTAATCGATATTGGTGTAACCACCTGTTGGAGCAACCAAAATGTTGTCTGGGGTTGCGCGCATTACGCCATAAGAATCAGCAATACCATCTGCAATTGCCTTGTAAATTGTTGTACCTGATGATGCACCTGCATTGTCTGCTGCGATCTGTGCTGCATAAGCATCAGTCTTTTGTGCATAAGATGCAGCCAATTCGCGTAGCAATAGGTCTAAGAATGATGGGTCTGAACGATCTAGCAACTCTACGTTGATGATGTTTGCACCGGCAAACTTCACTACGTTATCCTCTTGAAAAGTTACGGCAGTATCAGTTGAATCAAACTCTACGCCTTCAGCGGTCTGAGCAACCGTTGCCTGAGCGCCCAACTTAGGTGTAAAAATCTTCATACCTGATGCTGGTAGTGGTGCGCGCTCAATGCTGTTGATGAACGGGCGTGAATCATCAATAATGCCGATGATGTCGCGTAGATAGTTTGGTGGAACCATGCCGGTATTTTCGGCAACAGTTGCAATATCTAGTGCAGCAACAAGGTCACGTGCATCGTGATCGCCCTGTGCGGCCTTGATCTGTGCTGCGACATATTGTCCAGCGGTTACATTTGTATCAACGCGAGGTGCGGTGAATACTGGGGCAGAAGTGCGCTTTGCTTGCACTTCGTCTTTCGGTGCTTCAACCGATACTTCGTTCTCGGTCTGAAGTTCTGGAGTATCGGTCATTTCCGACCCTTCCTGTTCATTTGTTTCATCTGAAGCGGCTACCTCAGAAACTCTTGCAGAATCTATGGCCGGTGTTTCGACAAGGCTGACCTCTACGAGATTACTCATCTTTACAACCAAACCTTCATCTGTATTATCGTATTCAGTAAGTTTGATACCTACGCTAAAACCATCTTTAAGGCCTTCCATGGCCTCTACTAGCGCATCATTACCGCGCTGAGTGTTAGCGATCTTAAATGTCGCATCAATGCCTTGATCGGTTGTCTCAAAATCTAACACTTTGCCTATTGGCTTATCCATATTATGATCAATAAACAATTTAACTGGCTTAAGCGCGATTGAGTCTTTAGCGAATACTGTTTTGCCAGCGCTGGTGTTACCTGCTTCGCCCCAAGTAACGATGCGGCCGGAAATCGTCCGGGAATCGGTATCGGCAGCAACAAGGGATACTGGAACTGTTATTTTCATACTAGATCCTCTAGTTCTCGGATTTCTTCAACGCTTAATGCGCCGATAGAGTTTAGGATTTGCCATACGCGAGCGCGTTCCTCGGCTGTACCGCGTAAGAAGTCGTTTAGGTCATATCGAACATGCTGAGTCTGTGGAGTAAAGTCTGGCTGGCTTAAACGCTGTTCAATAGCAACTAAAATAGGCTTGATAGATAAATCAATTAAATCGCGGCGGCTTTGAGTAACATTGCTGTAAGTCATTGAGCCAGTATCAGCATTTAGATACCATGCAGGAATATTGCAAAGTCTAGCAATTTCAGCTGCTAGATATTGACGGGCTTCTACTAGTTGCAAGTCACGCGGATTATGGCCAAACTGCTGTAATTCGATATCAGCATTTAGAAATGCGGTTGATCGAGATTGGCGAGCAGCTTTCCATGATTCAAGTAGTTTGGTTATGCGCTCTGCTGGCAAATTAACGCCATTAGATTTAAGCGCCATTGAGGGAGTTGGCTCTTGCGCAAAATTGTAAGCGGCTTTTTCTAGTTCATGCGCTGTGCGGATTGTGCGACCGCCACGAGCCAAAATGCCTTCGTCTAAGCCGTAAAACACGATTAGCGAACCAACGCCTTGATCTGGAACGCGCTTGCCATCAACTGTGTAACCAGTTACTTCAGTTGCGGCTGTATTGTATTGAACTGTAACGCGAGTTGGAACTATGCGAGTCCAAGACTTAATGCGGTTAGGGAATTCTTGGAAGGTCTCAGTAACAATTCCATAACTGACCCCGTAAAATAAAAGGTCTTCGGCGACCCAAAAATAAACTCCCGATCCGGCAACTCTTTGATCGGGCTGATTGATTACCCTCGGTGATTGAACATAGGAGTTATCAGCTCGCAAACGAGTTTCTAACGGAAGGCTGCCGATAGTGCCGCAAATAATATTGCGAGCGCGAGCAAGCGCCGGAACTTGCATCGCTGTATTACGATCAACAGCAGCTACATTTCCATAATTGAAATAATACCCATTGCTGGTATTTACTGGGGCAAGTGAGGCTACCAAATCCGCAGTCTCGTTAGCAGCGATTAAATCGGCAGTAGTCAGCAGTCTGAATTGATCTCGTAGCCCCATAGGGGGTGATTGTACCATACTTTTACATTTATTGCAAGTCTTACACGCTTATTACATCAATATCTGCAATCGGTTTACTCGCTAATGAGATAGCCATAGCAGCAGCGACCGCCCCAGTAACATTTGCGTTACTTGCTCGGCGACCAATTAGCCAACCACCCTCAGCAAACGGAATTCGAGCGCATGCGGAGATATGCTTATTAAAAGTTACTTCGTCTTTATGGCGCAAGCGCCCATGTTCCATAGCGCTTAGCATTTGATCGCATGCCATAGCAAAAGCGCGGCCATCGATAGCAGTAGTTTGGATTCCAGCAGCTAGTAATCGGGCTGCTACTGCTTGCCCAGTATTTTTAGAGTAGGCAATCTCGGTAACATCGTAGGCTTTAGCCCAATCTGCCACAGCGTTAGCAATAGTCAAGTCATCTAGGGCAGTATCAGAATCAAAAGTCTGGACTAGACCCAAAGCAATCTTGCCATCAATAATCTGGCTGGCTACTAATGATGCTTGGTTTCGTCTAGGCGTAACATCAAACGCCAAGTAAGTTGCATTGCCCGGCTCAACGACTAAATCAGGATCGGCGCATTGATTCCAAGCGTTAGGCGACCATGGGCTTTGCAAAGTATCGACCCATTGGCACATAACCTCAGTTCGGACGATTGGCTCAGGCTCATTAAAGGTTGCTTGGATATTGTCCGGGTGAACTGTGCGCCCCATAGCCGGATTAGCCCAGGCTGCAGATTCCAGGCTGATATTTGTATTAGGTGGGGCTGACCACTCTAGCCATAGCAACGAATCTTTAACGCCTTGGATTGTGGCAAGCCCACGATCTCGCAACTCATTTAGAACTGTTGAAGTAGCATCGCCAGCATTACTAAACGCATACAGTTGCGGATTCTTTGCCGCTAACTGGGTCTTGGTAATAGCAGCCCAAGCGCCGTAATCCTTATGCTCTCGGAGTTCGTCTAGGTAAATTGTTTCAGCGCCAGCGTAACCACGACCAGCGGCATTGTTGGCAACTACCTTAAAGCGCGCATTGTTTGTAAACTGCACTTCCTCTTGGCCATTAGTTCGCCGGATTCGCTTTAGTTGGCTGCTCAAGAAGTCGTGTTGCTCGATAGTGTCCACTACTTGATTAAAGTGTTCAAGCGATACTGCCAATTTATGAGCTGAGAGGATTTGCAACGGCTCGCCATTGATTAAACCCCACAATATCCGCAATCGCATTAGGTGAGACTTGCCCTGTTGCCTAGCAACCAAGATTCCGACCTGTGGGAAAACCCATCTACCATCAGACTTCAGTTTCATGCTCTCATTGGCCACTAACTCCTGCCAAGGCATAAGCGGCTCGCCCAACATGTCTGCCAAAGCCATCAACTCATGCCCACGCGATTCGAAATCAACTGCGAACGGAGTGTGTAATCGCGGTTCGCTCTTACCTACTAGCTGCGCTTTGGCTTCATTGGTTTCCATTGGGATACTCTAGCCGCGATCCGGCAGTTTCCAACCAGACTCGTGGCGCTCAGTTTGATCAGGGGTAAAAATGGAAAT